CTTTGACGTATATAGTCTTTTACTTCGTTTATATCAAATTGTTTCACTTTAGCTCCTGGCTCCCCAGCGTGGGATCGAACCACGGACCAACAGATTAACAGTCTGCTGCTCTACCGCTGAGCTACTAGGGAATTATAACGTTCTAGTATGGCTGCTAGGTGCACATAACAGCCATAGTGGAAAATTATTTGTGTGTTATTTCGCAATGTTTGTAATTTTTGAAAAAACTGTCTACGGTATCTTCAAAGTCTTTTTTAATACTAATGAACTGATCGTAACCCATGCTACCATTCTTAGCCATATCTAATGCTGCACCTGCCATATTGTGTGCGCTTAGTTTAATAGCTTGAATATCTTCCATTTGCTGTGTATCGTTAGATAATTTGATAGTAATTGTGTTCATCTTTTACTGCTTCTTTAATTTATGTTAAACTACATTCCAGTTAGTGTTTCTAAAGACTAGTGTTACGCTACCGTCCGTAGCTGCAAGTATTGTATAACTAGCAGCATTTTCAATAGTTTGTGCACCATTTGGTACGATAGTTACATCACTTGGTTGACTGGCTTCTGACTTAATGATAAGCACTCTGCCGTTAGTGCCTACAGGCAAATCAATTGTAATTCCAGCTCCTTGACCAGTTGCTCCTATATAGTAGTCATCACTAGTTACCGCATATGGGCTTTGAGCATCTGTTACGCTAGTTACATTGATTATGCCATTTGGTGTAACTGAAATAACTCCATCAGTTACATCAATTCCTGTACCTACCTTAACTACACCATATCTGGTAGTTGAGGCTAGTGGTGTGCTATATGCCATGGATTTTCTCCTATTATTTTTATTATTGGCACTGTTATACTTGTAATAATGTCATACGAACACTAGGTGCTGCTGGTATAGCAGGCGGCCCTGTTTGTATTGGTATGAATATGAGTTCTGAATTTGTTGTATTAGCAGACCAAACCATCTCTAGGTAATCAGCTGCTAATAATGGTAATGTATAGTTTACAGCTAATACTACGCCTGCTCCTGCACTAGTAGTAATTACATCAGTTGCGCTGTCTGCTACATCTACGCCATTCTTACGTAACCAAAAGAATCCTGTAGCAGCACTGCCAGCACTAGTAGATTTTGCAAATTGTATGGTTACTTGTAGCGCATAGTTAGCAGTTTTACTAACAGTTAGTCTACTACCTGCTACTAGTGTGATTCCCTGCGATAGTGTAGTATTTGATAGTGTGACCGTATTAATTGGTAGTAAGTTGGTTTGGGTAACTCCAGAGTAGAAATATCCTACATCTCCGCCAGTACCGCTACCATTACTACTAATAACACCATTTGTTACACTAATGCCACTGCCTACTTTTACAACACCGTAGTCTGTGGTGGATGCTAGTGGTTGATTGTAACTCATGTTACATTCCACTCTATGCCGTTGTATATTAAGCCTATGCTAGCCCAATCACTATCTAGTACATAGGTTGGTTCGCCGTCTATAGTTGAACCAGTACCCTGAACTGTAATAGGATTGGCAGTTGCATCACCTATGCTATCTTTAATAATAAATACTTTGCCAGTTGTACCACTAGGTAATGTTACAATACAGCCACCGTCTGCTATTACGCCTAAGAAGTATTCACTAGATGTAGCACTGTATGTGTTAGTATCAATAAGTGTAACTGGCAAGTCTGCTAGTGTGCCTGGCGGCCCTTGTGGACCTGGTTCACCTTGTGGACCTTGCGGGCCAGGCGGTCCTGGTGGACCTGGCTGACTACTATTGTTGTAGTTTATTAGTAAGTCTAAATCATCTAATATTGGTGGCGGGCCTATATGTGGCATTGGTACTAGTGGCACCATTGGTACTGGCATAGGCCACGGTAGTGGTAATGCTTGTCTTTGTCGCTGTCTTTGCATAGATAGTCTCCAATAAAGCGCCCCTACAACTTATGGCTGCAGGGGCAAAAATATTAAAGATTATCTAATATTTGTGTTTGTGTTGACTGGGTTAGCGGTTTGTGTGCCGCTGCCAACGTTGATTGCGCCATTATTGGCTGTAATATTTTGAGCAAGGCCCCAAAGGACATTGTAAAGTTGTCCAAACTGTTGCTGTTGCTGTTGCTGTTGTTGCATCTGGTTGATGTTATTGGTTGTAGTAACTTCAACACCACGAGCAGCGGCTGTGTTATCTAGCTTAGCTTGTAGTGCGATAACAGCTGCGTTAGCGTCTGAAAGTTGACGGTTTAGCATAGCCTCATACTGTTGTACTAACAGTGCACGAGTTTTTTCACCATCGTTGCTAATGTCTTTGCTTAGCTCATAACGGTTTTCCATTACTTGCTGATTAACGCCGTTAATTTGTTGTGTTAGTGCTTGAGTACTTGCACTAATATTATCCTTAATACTTTGAATAGCAATAAGGTTAGCACTTGTTGAGCTGCTAATCGCATTTGTTAGTTGGCCGGTTTGTGTTGCATTGCTAGTTTCAACTGTTGCTGTACCTAGTGCAACTTGTTTGCCAACTTCGCCAATAGCGTTCATTAGACTCATATTAGCCTGACTTTGCTCTGGTGGGCTGCGAAGAGCAGCTGCACCTGCAGCACCATCGCCTCCAAATAAGTTACCATTATTGCGAAGTAGTGATCCTAGGATCAGGCCACCGATAAGACCGCCACCGCCAAATAGGCCGTCGCCGCCACTCATCATCATACCAGCTGGTGTAATACTTTCTGCCATGTCATGCTCCTTTTCTTATTATAATTATAACGGAGTTTAGACACAAAATACTGGCAAGTATCTTGTGCCAGTTGTAAACTACTCAACGTGAGTAGTTTGATTATATTCGTAATTGTGTTCTGCGCTAGCTTTAGGCTGCATCATCTTTTCACGAGGAATTATACTTTCATAGTGGTTCATTGTTAATCTAATGCCACCATCACTCATTTCGCTAATACGTTCAGCCATAAAGTGTAAATCCTCATCACTAGTTGTTTCTTCGCGTATATATTCAAATAGTCGCAGTATAAGTGGTATGCTCAATCTACAGCACTCTGCTTCTTCTAAAAATTTTGTTTTCATGGTTTGCCCTATTGTTATTATTATTGACCATAGTAAAATACTCTTATAAGAGCACTTTAGTATAGCCAAGCTATACTTAATGAGGGGCTTCCATTTGGTCTAATAAGTAGCTATATACTTTTATACGACCACTATTAGTATGCCACAAGTCGTCTGGAATCTCCATATCAAAAGCCTTATTAGGACTTGCCCACCACTTAACAATCATTTCATCACTACCTAGTAGTGCTTTTAAGATTAGGTGTGCTTTTTCTTCTAGAGTTTTCATACTATCCTTATATTTGGTGCCCTAGGACGGACTCGAACCGTCACGCAATTAAGCACTGGCTTCTAAGACCAGCGTGGCTACCATTACACCACCAGGGCAAATAAGTTGTTTATTTAGTGACTTCTTCTGTCACTATTTTATACGATTCGACGCCGTTGATATCACGCCATCTACTCCATACATAGTCTGCATCGCTATTATGGCCCGGAGGGTCTTTTAGCTTGTATACTCTACCTGACCTAGTTTGTCCAACCATTTCTGTTGTATCAAACTTTTGAATGGCGCTACTTACTCGCCCTTCGCCGTCAAGGTTATAACCTACAAAGTGTCTAGTTCCTTTGTCAGTTTCCATAACTTGCCACGAAATCAAAAAGATTTCTGGCTGATCATCAATGGGTGCTACATTCCAAATCGTCATAGTCTATTATATATTAAAGGTTAAAGAAAGTCAAGGACTCATTTGTCCAATTGGTGCCCCAGGACGGACTCGAACTCTCACGGCTCTCGCCACTGGCTTCTAAGACCAGCGTGTCTACCATTCCACCACCAGGGCTTTATTTTATACTAAGTTAAAATTTACTACAGAACGAACAGAGTATTGTGGTTGTTCAGCTGTATGATAGTAGCTACCATCAAATATTACTGCTCTTCCTTGTTTTGGCTTTATAGCTTCTAGTACTGTATAATCAGTGTACTTTAAATTGTGTTCGTAAATGTTATTTTGTTTTTTCTTATCTACAATAATAGTTGAACCATCACTATCACAAACATAGTATAAAACTACTAAATGATCCATTATATGGTCTATGTGTAAGTTGTCTACAGTGGACTTTAATATACTTCTATTTAATGGATATTGCAAAAATGCTCTGCACTGAAATAAATTACTATATGCAAAAGATACTTTATCTCCTGCTATATGCGGTATAGAACTTAATATACCATAGTAAGGGCTTATAGCTTGGTATTCTTTTACAAAGAAATGAGATAGCCCAGGGGTTCTTTCATCCTCAGGAGTTTTACTAGATGTAATATCACTATTATGATACCAGGGAAAATTACCGTCAAATAATATTGCTTTTATTTCATTTTGAAGTGACGCTGGTATTATATTATCAATAATTCTTATCATAAAAATCTTTATTGGTAGGGAAGACCGGAGTCGAACCGGTACGCCTTTCAGCGACAGATTTTAAGTCTGTTGTGTCTACCTGTTTCACCACATCCCCAAATTAGACTTCAATACTGCCACGATCGTGTATAATGTATATACGATTATAGCTGCTGCGTAAATATTCAATATCACGAATACTACAATATGGTCCAGATTGAATACGAAAGTCTTTACCCGCCTTCCAATCGCTAATAATCTCTTCACGAGTTTGCATCCACTTTCGCCACGGTGCGGGTGTTAAGTATAGGTTGTCAAGTAGTTGTTGTACAGCCATTTGCTTTCCTTTACTGTGTAAAATAATATTATACACCCTAAAGGAAAATAAATCAACTGCAAAAATTTTGTTGCGGAGGTATTATCCTCCGCAACAGCTATTTTCCGTTGCCTCCAACTACATAAGCTTCCATAGCTTTAGCTAGATCAATAGCTTCTTGTGGAGTATATATTTGTGGCATATAGCTTGTATAGTTATCTATAGGTATACCTTGCTTAAGTTTATGCTCAAAAAACAGTTTTGCAAATTTTTTCTGAGTACGAAACTTACAGTCTAGGTATTCCATAGCTTCTTCTAAAAGCTCTTCTCGTAATTCATGTATATCGGCCATTGTAGCCCCTTTTTGTTATTATTATCGGCACGGCTATTACCAGTTGCGTGGGTCAGTATGATGATACCATATACGCTCTAGGTATTCTACGTCAGCCATTGATTGTGGTTTATTATCTTCTATGAACTTTTGTAGTGAGTAAGGCTGGCTGAAATATTCCTGTACTCGTGTCCAAAGCTCACTTACTATTAACGAAACCATAGAGCTTTTTAGCTTGCTCAATAACATCTTCAAAAGTATACATTTTAGGAGCATATTCCTGATACTTTTGCATTATGTCTTGACCACTCTTAGCCATTTCTTCAAAGGCTCGCTTAGTAAACTCTGTATTGACTTCAAACTGCTTGTCTAGATAATCTTTGCTCATTTTAAGTAGTTGAGCGCGAATTTCGAATGGATTCATCTTTATCTCCGTGTTGTGTGTTTTGGTTAATTAACTTTCTAGCCTTACGCCACTTACCGTTTCTAGTTAGCTGTGTTGCTAATAGTGCTTCGCATATGATGCGATACCAGCTTTTCACTGCCAGCCTCTATACGTTAGATAGCGACGAGCTCTTGCTTGACCACTCTGTTCTAGTGCACAAAATATTTTGGTACACCAGTAACATACTTTTTTAGTCATAATTACCTCCGTGTGTGTTTGCCAGTTTTTAACTAGACTGGCGGCTAGTTTTACTTACCTGCTGGTATTTTTCCGTCAACGCCTTCTACATAGAAATTAATTTTTCCTTTCCAAGCGTCATCAGCTACTTGATCCTTTTCTAATACTACTTTACCAGTATTATCTTTGATTGGGCCTTTGAATACAGCAAACGTGCCCGCTTTTAATCCACCCTTAATTTCATCTACACGTTTTTTAGCACTGTCAGGGACTACATCAGCTATTTTAATCAAATCATTAGCGCCCTCTTTAGTTCCCCACTTAGTATCTGCAGTTTTCCATGTACCATTAAGCACATCATTAACAGCTTTTTCATAGTAAGGGCCCCAGTTTACAATTGCACTTCCAAGGTGTGCTTTGGTAGCAAATGCACTCATATCACTGTCCCAACCAAAAGCATACTTACCATTCTTTTCTGCGGTTTGTAATACTGCTGTACTATCCGTATTTTGTAACAATACATCAGCCTTTTGATTAATTAGTGCTTGTGCTGCTTCTGACTCCTTTGGCGGATCAAACCATGTGTTTACCCAAACTACTTTTGTGGTAACTTTAGGATTTACACTTCGAGCGCCTAAGGTAAATGCGTTGATGTTACGCAGGACTTCAGGAATAGGAAAACTGCCTACAAATCCTAATGTATTTGTTTTTGTCATACTACCAGCAACTACACCTGCCATGTATGCATCTTCATAAAACTTGGCTTCATATACACGTAGGTTAGCACTAGTTTTATATCCAGTAGCATGTTCAAACTTTACATCTGGATGATCTTTAGCTACTTTTTCCATAGCATCACCAAAACCAAATGATGTTGCAAAGATAAGTTTATTACCCTGTGATACTAGATCACGAATAACACGTTCTGCATCAGCACCTTCAGGCACCTTTTCTACAAAAGTAGTTTTAATTTTATCACCAAACTTCTGCTCAATATGCTTGCGTCCATTATCATGTGCAAATGTCCAGCCTGCATCACCAACTGGGCCTACATAGATAAAGCCAACTTTAAGTGCTTCGGCTTTTACAGGTTCTGGTGCTTTAGGTGCTGGTTCTTCTTTTTTGCCACTGCAACCTGCAAGTGTTAGTGCAATTGCTGCAGCTAGTGCTGTGTGTAAGATATTACGTTTATTCATTGTTTACATTTTTCCTGGTTTTTTCTTTCCTGGTTTTTTCATCGGTTTGTAGCCCATCTTTATTCTCCTCTCGTGCATGAATAGCGCGTTCAGCTGCCTGACACGCTGCAAGTGTATCAAATTGACAATTACCACGTTTACCGTACTTATATTTACCGTTACTACATTTATAACAAGGCATTATAGAGCCTCTATTTTAGTTAGTGTACTTACTTTATGTCCTACAATTGTTTCTGTAGGTTTATATTTGCCATTATTATCTGGCCTATATACTCGTATTAGTGCCCCTGGATCTTCCTTGGTACCAGTAATCTTAAAACTACTGCCAGGTATATCTACACTGCCACTAGTAATTATTCTGGTAATTTTTCCGCGAGCAGTACCACCACTACTTGACCAACTAACACTGTCTCCACGTTTAACGCTACCAGGTTTGGCTTTTTCTAGCGCCTCTAGTAATGCATTATAAAACTCTAGTTGATATATTCTATCCATATAGTACTCCTACATATTGTGGTATTCTTTGTTTACTGCCTAGGCCGCTAAGCCCGTGCCCTAAACTTACATAACTTCATGACGGTTTGCTATACTTTAGGGTCAGACACGCCTACTAGCTACTACTCCGGTCTTCACTAGCAGGAGACTCTGCAATGTTCCGGTTCATCCGGCTACGAGCAAAGAATACCACAATATGGCCTACTTTATGTAGGCCTCAGTAACTTCGTTGTATGCTTCAACAAAATCATTATAACTACAGTCGGTGTCATGGTGTACCAAGCTAAATAGTTTTTCTTTGTTTATGTTTATATCATTAGCTAAATGCCAGCAAATGCTGTGTAATATATCGTACACTATTGACGTACCAATACTTCTGTTTGTACACCATTAACTATCATAATTTGACGTGTATAAGTAACGCCATCAATTATAACAGTTTCTCCACTTTGTATAACATGCTGTGGTCTGGTTGCTAAATATACAACTGTACCGCCTACTACAGCTGGTAATACCCAGCCGTGCGCATGTGGTCGCATATGCCAACCTGGGTTGTGATAGAAGTGTCCGTGGTGTCTATGCTGTGCTACAGCTACACCTTGTGTAAGAAATAATCCTAGTGCAAAACCTATGATTAGTTTTTTCATTTTAACACCTTTGCAAATGCTTGACTAGCAAGATTTTTTTGTTTACTTTCACACATAATATCTGCCCACTCACCATGACTAGCTGCCCAACTATTTACTCTGTTATTCCAGTAGTAATCACTATGTGCTCGCAGTTTAGCTGACGTAAAACCCACGCTTGTAAGAGACTTGTAGTCAGGCAGTTCATCTGCTGTGTGTTCGACAAGCACATCTTCTCTGGATACTGAATAGTGTATAACAGGTCTAATACCTCGCCACGAATCTTTAACCACTCTAATTCGGTTATCGTCTGGCTCAATGTATTCTCCCTTGCTGTATATCCAATGATGGTGTATGTCTAGGACTAATGCACAATGATCTACAAGTTCTAGACTATGCTCCAGACCCCAGGTATACTCTGCATTTTCGATTGTTAATATGTTACGTGCTTCAGGACTTAATTTTCTAGTTGCTGCAATAATCCCCTGTGGACCGCGTTTGCCTCCAATATGAACATTGCACTTAAAATCTTGAAATTGCCTGCCATAGCCCATATAACGGGCGATGTCAGTATGATACTCAAACTCAGTAATGCTGTTATCCACAATTCCATCATTTTCGCTTGCCAATACGCAAAATTGTCCTGGATGAAAGCTAAGACGTACGTCTTTGCCTCGTGCTATATCACCTACTTTACTTAGGTGTTTTTCAAAATAATCTACTACATCTGGCTGGAAATAAAACCACATCCAGTCTTCGTGAGTGTATGCAGGGAATAAGTCACTACTAATACGAAACTGACGCTGATTCTTAGGCAGGTTACCAACCCACTCTACCTGTCGCTTCAGTACTTCGCAATTATGTTGTATAATTGTCCAAATTTTTTCTACTGCTTTGTCCTTAGTTTGCTTATTAAGGTATGTTAGTGTTGTAGTTGTTGTATTTAATTTTTTATCAGCTTTGTCATGTTCGGTTTGAATCTTACACGCAAAGCCTACTCGCCTTTGTGTTATGTCAAATGTATGCATTTAATTATCGTTATCTTCTTCCACTTCTTTCCATTTTCCTACTGGACAAGAAAATATTTTAAATCTTGTTTTTATGGGCATAAAACACCCGCATTTTGTGCAGCTATAAAACTGCTTTTTATAAAACTCACATTCTCTACAAATTTTCATACGTGTTAGAGCGTATGGTTCTAATTTATCATCTTCAACTACTAAATGATGCACAATTGTCCTCTAATTTGTAAAAATTACATATAAAACCATAATACAAAAAACAGCTAATGCTATGTGTATTCCGAAAGTCCATCCTAAATATACTAGCAGTAATAGCCAGCATATGTGCCATAAATGTATATACCAAGGCATTATTCTATGTTCTTTAGTGATTCGTCTTCGATCATTTTAATAATGTCCTTGGTTAATTTTATTTCTCTTTCTAGCCACAACATTTTATCCTGAAGTTCTATCATTTTTTCACGATAAAATTTTAATTCTTGCTCTTTTTGTTCCTTAAGAGCGTATACATCTTTTAATAAAATTATTTTTGACATAGTGTAGATTTATAACGCTTAATGTAATCAGCATCTAAGCTAGCGTATTCACGGAATTTATCTTTACCAACTTCATCGTATTGACGATTAGCTATAGTTTCAAGTTCTAAAAGTCGTTCAACACTAATAATGTGCAGAAACCGCCATAGATAAGCATCAACTAAAAATTCTTTTGTATAGCCAGCCATGTATTTTCTCCAGTTTAATGTTATATTATACTGGAAATTATGATTAATGTCAAGTTAAAAATAACATCTACCATACCCAACTTACAAAACTATATCTAGTACCTGATAATACAGGAGTTACTATATGTGGATATAGAAAATTTGAAGGAAATATCATTAAATCGCCTCTATTAAGCTCTACCTTTTTATTTCCAAAAAATACTAGCTCTCCACCAGTATATTCGTCAGGATCGCTTAAACCTGCTAATACAGATAATACTGGTACACCTTTTCTTTCACCATCAAACGCTGAATGAATATGGTCACAATGTAGTTCCATTCTACTGCCAGCAGGATATTTATTAAATCTTACTGGTGTATAGCCATACCACTCCATAAACCAAGGAAAATTTATAAATTCTAAATATTCTGCTATACTGTTCCATACACATCTACTAATATCTTTACTAGCAGCTATTTCATCAGCATAAACCCATAAATCGTCTTGTTCGCTAAAATAAAACAATTCATTAGTTTCTTCGTTTCGTCTACTATAAACATGCCTGGTAAATAAATTATCTTTTTCTTTTAATTCTTCTCGTATATTATTTACAAGAGGTTTACTAAGATAGTTTTTATTTATTTTTATATAGTACTCAATATTACTATTAATCATCACAAACCTATAAGTTTAGCACAATAATTACAAATTGGATTTTCGTCTAGGTCTGGTATGAGCTTGGTAGACCATACTCCGCAATGCGTGCATTGGTCTATATGTTTTGTTAGTTCTTGTACATCTAAACCATCCATATCTATGCCAAGCTCTTTGCAGACTTCATAGAGTGGTTTATAGGTTTTATTTAGATGTTTTGTTAGTCTTTGATACATCTACTTTATAACGATCGTCCAGTTCAGGATGAGTTTTTTCAAATTCTAGTAAAAACATAATGCAGCAAGCAGCATGTGCAAGATGACTAAGACCACTTTCAGGGTCTTTATCTTCGCCATCGTTAAATGCCATAATATGTCGCATAGCTGCGGCTAGCGGCCTTGACCAAGCAAAACCATCGCGCCAATTGTGCGCGTGATATTTATCAGCACCAAACTTAAGTACTGCTGCTGTTTGTAGGAGGGCTTCACTGCTGAGTAGATTAACAGGCAATTTATCAGTATCAAACTTCATTGCACTACCAGTACCGCTTGCAGTGCCGCCGGCACTACCACTACCGGTAATCATACTATTAGTAAAGGTAATCTTATTCCAGTCAAAGGGAATATTTTGCGGTTTAGGGTCGGTGTTAAGATTAATACTAGGTTGAGCACCCCAACCATCTAATTTAATAACATCTTCACGATTAAGAGGCGGAATAGTTACGGTTTCTAGCGTACTAAAAACTGCTCCTTCATATCCAGGATGATATGGTGCTTCTTCCACTAACTTTTTAGCCTCTGCACTATTAGCAGGCGGCACAACAGTACTAGTATTAAAAAATAAATCTAATTCTTTTTGCTGTGTAAATTCTTCGTGTTTGGGCATAATAGTAAAAAGGGGGCTAGCGCCCCCTAGATTAGTTAATTGTGATAAGTTTAGGTTTTTTACTTTCTGGTACAATCTGCTCTAAATAAATATTGAGCATACCATCTTTATATTCTGCATGTTTAATTTTAATATGATCTTGTATATACAAGCTCTTCTCAAAACTACGCATTGCC